AGGTATGTAATGATTAAACGCTCAGATTCAACTGCGGATTGGAATGTTAGAGATACTGCTAGAAGTCCTTACAATGTGGTAGGAGAAGCCCTTTATCCAAACTTATCACTTGCAGAATATTCAGGTTCGGAAACTTATCTTGATATTTTAAGTAATGGATTTAAGTTAAGAGGTAACTGGAACTCCTCTAACGCATCAGGTGGAACTTACATCTACATGGCTTTTGCCGAAAACCCCTTTAAATACAGTAACGCAAGATAGGAACTATTATGCCTTTTAAACTCGGAACTAAGACTATCCAACTGGATACACCTTTTACACACAATGACATTCAATACCCTGCTAACTGGATTCGTCTAGCATCTGAAGCAGATAAGTCTGCTATAGGCATGACATGGGAAGCTGATGCTGTTCGTGCTGACGATAGATTCTATTGGGATGGCAACATCAACAATCCTAAAGCACTAGAGGATAAAGAAGAAGTAGATGAAGATGGTAATCCTGTGTATGTCAAAGTCTTAGACAAGACAGATCCACAGAATCCTGTGATGGTTGACTCCACAGAAAGATTAGTAACCAAAGGATTAAAGTCTAACTTTATATCCCAAGTAAAGACTGCTGCTGGTTCTATCCTTGCTCAGACCGATTGGATGGTAATCCGTAAAGCAGAACGCAATGTAGATATTCCTACTTCTGTCGCTACTTATCGTGCAAGCGTAGTAGCAAAGGCTACCGAGTTGGAGACGGCTATCTCTGCAGTTACGACTGTAGAACAATTGATTGCTTTAGACCTATCCTTTCCTAGCGAGGCTGTATGACTGAAGCTGAATTAAAACTCCTAAGCCACGAAGAAGTCTGTAAAGTTCGATACGAACAGATACACGCTAGACTAAAGAGACTAGAACAGATTCTTATAGGCACTGCTGGATTCATTATTATAACTTTGTTAACCTTGGTACTTAAATGAGTAGACCACATTCCGTAGGTAAAAACCTAACTGCTAATGTTAAGACAACTGTCTTTACTGTCCCCACTAGAAACATTGCTAAGTGGACTTTAGCACATATTAGTAATCATACTGGTAGTAATAAATCAGTTAGTCTTTGGTGGTACGATTCCAGCGAAAATACTGAGATTGTTGTTATTGACGGGTATAATCTCGATGCTAAAAAATATGTACAGTTTAATGGTGGTGCATATGTAGTATTAGACGAAGGAGATGAGATCCGAGTACAGTCTGAGACAGGATCTTCAATGTCTATTACTGTGAGCATGGAACTAGAGCAACGCAGCACTATTCAGAACTATTTATAGGAGTCGTAGATGCCACTCGCTAAAGGTAAGTCACAAAAGACAATCAGTAAGAACATTTCTAAGATGGTCAAAGAAGGAAGACCACAGAAGCAAGCAGTAGCAATCGCATTATCAACCGCTAAAGTAGCTAAACCCAAGAAAAGGAAATAATATGCCAATGGTCAAAGATAAGAAGTTTCCCTACACCGCTAAAGGTAAGAAAGAAGCAAAGACATACGCTAAGAAGACTGGTGCTAAAGTAAGCACTACTCCAAAGGCTAAACCCATGAAGAAGATGGGAGCTATGCGTGGCTACTAAACCGGGTCTCTATGCCAATATCGCCGCTAAACGTCGTCGTATTAAGGCAGGATCAGGCGAAAAGATGCGTAAGGTAGGCAGCAAAGGCGCTCCTACCGCTAAAGCCTTTATCGAGTCCGCTAAAACAGCTAAGAAGAAGAAATAATGGTTAAGAAGGTATATCAGAATCCAGAAGGCGGTTTAAACGCCAAAGGAAGGGCTTATTTCAAGCGAACTGAAGGCGCTAACCTCAAACCCCCAGTTTCGTCAAAAGAGGCTGCAAAGTCCCCTAAAGCGGCTAAACGCCGTAAGTCGTTCTGTGCAAGGATGGAAGGCGTAAAAGGTCCGATGAAGGACACCAAAGGTAGACCAACAAGAAAAGCCTTAGCATTAAAGAAGTGGGATTGTTAAGATTTTGCTTGACAAAATAGTCAAACTATGATAGGATAACGCATGGCTTCAATGAACTATATTCAACTTGTCAATGACGTACTGATTCGGCTACGAGAGCCAGAGGCTTCCTCGGTGTCGGATAACGCCTATGTTAAGCTCATTGCTCGTTATGTCAATGATTCTAAGCGTCAGGTTGAAGATTCTTATAACTGGAATGCTTTATCAGAGACATTATCCGCTACAACTACAGCCGATGTCTTTAACTATGTATTAACTGGTTCTGGTCAGCGGTTTAGGGTTATTGATGTGTTGAATGATACCGATAACTTCTTCGTTGAGAACGCTTCTACTGTCTGGATGGATCAGCAGTTTTTATTAACAACTGCACAAAAGGGTAGTCCAAAGTATTACAACTTTAACGGTACAAACAGCAACGGCGATACACAGGTTGATTTATTCCCAATCCCTAACGGATCATATAATATTCGTTTTAACATTATCAAGCCACAAGTACCATTAGCAGTTAATGCTGATATTCTGTTAGTGCCTGAAGAACCAGTCATCTTAGGTGCATTGGCTAGGGCGCAAGCAGAGCGTGGCGAAGACGGCGGAGTACAGGCTGGTGAGACATATGTACTGTATCGCCAAAGTCTTGCCGATGCAATATCATTAGAGTCGAATCGTTATATTGAAGAATCCCAATGGAATTGGATCTAAATGGCTAGTCAACTACAGACATCGTCTATAGCAGCGCCGGGATTCTATGGACTCAATCTACAAGAGTCTAGTATTACTTTGTCTTCTGGCTTTGCATTAAAAGCTCAGAACTGTGTGATCGATAAATATGGTCGTATCGGAGCAAGACGTGGATGGACTCCTGTTAACTCCTCAGTTAATACTGACTTAGGAGCAGGTAATGCAGTAGAGTTTATATTTGAAGTAGTAGATGGCAGTAGTAATCAAGTGTTAAGTGCTGGTAATAATAGGCTATTCGTAGGGACTACTACGATGACTACTAAAACAGTTCGTAATGCTACTAACAGTGGCGACGCTACTTATACCATTACAGGTAATAACTGGCAAGGTGCTGCTATGTCTTACGGAGACGTTAGCGACTTCCAACCTCATGTGTATTTAGCACAAGCTGCACACCCAATGCTAGTGTATCATGAGCTGCCTACATCTGGAGGAGCCTTTGATGCTCACGATAGTGGTACTTTTGGATTTCAGCGTGTAGGAGATGATGCGAAGTTACCATCCAATCACAGCACTTCTACATTTATGCCTAGTTGGGTGTTGTCTGCTTATGGAAGAATATGGTGTGGTGGTATCTCAGGAGACACTCAGACTGTTTACTTCAGTGACTTACTAGCTGGTACAGATTTTCAGAATGGAACTGCTGGGTATATTAACCTACAAGAAGTTCTTCCTAACGGAGATCCTGTAGTCGCTGCTGCAGCACATAATGGATTTATCATATTCTTTGGTCGTAAGAATATAGCAATATATGCTAATCCGCTAGACACAGGATCATTAACTCTTGTTGAGATTATCTATAACGTAGGATGTATTGCTAGAGATTCAGTACAGAATATTGCAACCGATGTATTGTTCTTATCTGACTCAGGAGTTCGTAGTCTACAACGAGTAATCCAAGAGAAGTCCATGCCAATGCGTGACATCTCTAAGAATGTCCGTGATGAACTAATGACTGCTATAGCGTCTGAGACAGACTTAACTAAGATTAAAAGCATCTACTACGAAAGAGATGCTATATATTTATTAACGCTTCCTACAACTAAGTTTGCATACTGCTTTGATACTCGTGCTTCATTGCAAGATGGTTCAATGAGGGTTACTATTTGGGACAGCATAGAACCTAAAGCATTCTTTGTTACTCAGGCAAGAGATTTATATATTGGCAAACCGGGATATATTGGTAAATACTTTGGCTATGCTGATAATTCTTCTAGTTATCGTCTTGCTTATTATACCAATTACTTTGACTTTGATGCTTCTACGAATCTTAAACTACTGAAGAAGATTGGTTGGGTATTGATTGGCGGTACTAACCAGTCAGTAGCTATTAAGTGGGGCTTTGATTACAGCGAAGGCTATCAAGCTACTACTTATCTTTTAGACACGGCTGTAGTATATGAGTATAACAACTCGACTGTAGATACGATACCGGGATCTACAGAGTATAACATTGCTGAATATACATCTGGTATTGTTTTAGATCGTTTTAATATCAATGCTGGTGGTCAAGGAACTGTAATGCAGCTTGGCTTAGAAGCAGACATTAATGGTAATCCTCTGTCTATTCAGAAGATTGACGTAGGAATTAAAAAGGGAAAGACTTTAATCTAAGGAACTGATATGAGTAACTATACAAAAGCAACTAACTTTACAGCAAAGGATACTCTACCTACAGGTAACTCTGGAAAGATTGTTAAAGGCACAGAGATTGACACTGAGTTAACTGCTGTAGCTTCTGCTATTTCTTCTAAGGCAGACTTAAATAGTCCTGCTTTGACAGGAACCCCTACAGCTCCTACTGCGTCTGCTGGAACAAGCACAACACAAATAGCAACTACTGCGTTTGTAATAGCTAATGCCGTTCCTAGTGGTCTTATATCAATGTGGTCTGGAACAATTGCTTCAATACCTAGTGGATGGGTATTATGTAACGGATCTAATAGTACTCCTGATCTGCGTAATAGGTTTATTATTGGGGCGCATAGTGATACTGCTGGAGTAGCATATACAACAGTTACTGGAAGTAATACTCAAACTGGTGGTTCTAAAGATGCTATAAACGTAAGCCATACACATACTGCTACGTCTACCGTAACAGATCCGGGGCATAATCATACTTATTTTGGAGGTGTCTTAGAAGGCGCTCAGAACGATGCCCCTGCAGATGACCGCATAGGTGAGAGCAGTAGTACAGGAACAAGCACGACTGGTATCACTGTTGCAACCTCGCTTAGCACAGAAGGTTCAAGCGGCACAAATGCTAACTTGGCTCCATACTACGCATTAGCGTACATCATGAAGACCTAACATGAAAGTACCTGTAGTCATTAGAGACGACTACACAATGTACTTAGAGTTCTTTGAAGGGATGTTGTGGTTTCATACAGAT